CGGTTTATCGTAAGTTAGCTTGAAAATTATGCCTTTATTTTCCCCACAGCTCCCACCGTCCGTCTGGCTTCTCCCGAATCAGCACCTGCCCGGTGGCTATCTCAATCAGGAGCCGGTCTCCCGTCTCGCTGTCCACACACCACTGTCCACGAAAGGTATCTCCACTCATCTGCGTTCCCCCCTTCACCTTGAGCCCCCTAACGATCTCACCTAGGGTCTCTAGCATTGTCAAGCTCCACATTAATGAACTCGCCACCCTCTTTGTTGATGAGCATGGCGTTAAACCCGTGACGGTAACAGTAGAGCTCCAACTCATCCCAGGAGTTCTTGTTCTCCCCAATGGCGTAGTGAATCAACCCTTTAGGCGTGATGACGTACATCTCTTCCTTCTGTTTCTTCATGACACGGCCTCCGTAATAAGTTGCACCACAATCCACAGCAGCACTACAGCTGACAGGGTGGCAGAGATTCCAGCGATAAGTGTTACAGGTGTCATAAGTCCTCCTATATGCCTGTTGAGTAAACAGTCTTGCCGTTTACAGTCGACGCCCTCAGAACGCTCCTGCGGTTGACCTGGGGATGAAACGAACAGTGCACCCACCCTGAGTTACGGTCGCCGTCCTGGTAAAACTCCAGGATCAGTTGATCAAAGGCCAGATGGTCTCGAATCCAGATAGCCAGCTCTTTGTTGTCCTTACCCAACACCTCGAAGTCTGCTGCTTCACCTTTCGTGTGCTGGGAACTGGAAGATCCACCAATGGCGGCATTGAGAGCAAGAGACCTATAGCCGGAGTTGATGGTCACAGTCCCCCAAGCGTCTCGGATGGGCTGAAGGATGTTCTCCGTAAGCAACTTCAGGCGCGCAATCACAGCTGTGGTAGGGGAGTTATCTATCCCCTTTCTTACAGCCAGCTCACTTTTTGTGAACTCACTGAGGTGGAAGTTTTCGCTCAGCTTCACTGGTCTCCTCCTTCTTTATCCGTAACACGTTTCCGTGTTTGGCATAGTCTCTCACCACCTCGTCTGGGGTGCGGTTAGTTTTCATGACGGTGATGGGATACCCTTCTTCCACCATGTCCAGGAGCAGGTGAGTACGGTTCTCTTCCGTATCCTCCACAAGCAACTGCACCCTGGTAAAGAACTCCTCATACACCTCCGCGTCAGCCACGAACTGGAGAGTCATAACACGAGATCCTTAACCAGTCTCTTGCACTGGGTGAGAAACACAATGCACTCCCCTGACTGGACGGAGAAGCCAAGCCCTGTAAAGAGGGGCACGTCCTTCACTCCCAGAATCATGAAGGAGTTAATTCCCACAATCTCCCCCTTCAGGTTAAACAGCGGTCCCCCAGAGTTGCCCGGGTTGATGGCCGTGTCAGACTGGGTGACGTTGTAGTGCTCCGTGAAGTCCCGATAGAGCGCACTGATGATGCCGGTGGTGACAGTGAAGGCCAAGCCGTGAGGAGCTCCCACAGCAAACACCTCTTGCCCCACTCGTAGCTTCCGAGGGTCGGCCACCTTGCAGTAGGGTGCCTCTTCAAAGTAGGTGGTCCGAATCAGGGCCAAGTCAAACCGATCACTGACGTTGATGATGTCAGCAGCCACCAAGTCCCCGTTCTCCAGCTCCACTGTGACGGACAGCTTTCCCAGGTGATCGTTGAACAAGTGGGCGCAGGTGAGGATGTAGCCATTCTTGGAGACGTACACCCCACTCCCCAGCCACTGAGCAACCGGAACGCCTCCAATCGTGTCAGCAACATAGATCGTGACACAAGCAGGCATCACTCGATCCACCACATCCACAAACTTCTCTTCCTTAGGCTGGAACTCTTTGTACACAACTTGACCGCTCAGGAGCATCAGGGCCACACTCAATAAGGCTAATGGACGTTTCATTTATCCCCCCGCTTCTTCCTTAGAATCTGCCACGACCCACACTTAGGACAACTGCTCTGTGTGTACACCCCACTCTTCCGCACCCGGTCTCGTCCCTCTCTCATAGGGCCTAAGTAGCCGCAGGTGGAACAAGTCTGCTGGTCAGGAGTCAGAGGGTAGAGCTTAGGCATTGTCTCAGGAGCCCAGGCTTTAACCCGCTTGTACAGCTCTTCTGTAGAAAGTACGTCTTTTATGTTGTACCTCTTCATCTCGTCCCACGCCTTCTTGTTCCCTTTCAAACACTCAATCCACAACTTAAGTCCAGGGAACAGTCCGTGTGTTATCTTCTTGTGTTCCACACAGAACTTGTCCGTCAAATACTCCAGTTTGTTGGACGTGAACGCAGCCACCCGTTTCACCAGCCGATAGGTGTCAATGTGAAGATAAGGCTTCGGTGGATTCATTCCGTGCAGCATAAACCTAGCATTGATCTTCCGGCTGTCAAACCGCTGACCGTTCTGGGTGATGACGATGTCAGCCTCATTCAGCAAGTTCCACAAGGGCTTCAGGATGGAGATGTCGTCTCCGTTCTTCACCCCACGCAGATCCTTGTAGAAGATCTTGCTGGCAGGGTCGTCGAGCCATTTAGCTGACCAGGCCATGATGTGCCAATCCGTGTGGATCTGTCCCAGCGAGACAGCCTGCTCTCCCAGCTCCCAGATGTAAGCCAGGATAGGGCTGGTCTCGATATCAAGGACGAGTGCTTTTTGCTTATTCATTCGGTGTCTCCTCAATGACGATATCGCCGCGTAGGCTATAGCCAGCCGCTCGTAAAAAAGTAGTGAAGGCTTCCAATGCTTCGGACACTATAACGTCTCCGCCCAGCTCCACCGCCACTTTGTGGCTGCTCGCATCAAACTGGTATTCAAATTTCATGCCCATTAGGCGCTCCTCTTTTTACGCTCTTGATTTTCTCTCTTGCTCTTCTCTTTGTGACACTCGTGGCAAAGCGCCTGAAGCTGTGAAGCGTCCTCAACAAACCTAGACTTTATGTAATCATCCCAGGTGGTGAATCCATCAGCAGGTCTTACACATGGAATCACATGATCTATTTCAATCCGCTCCCGTTCCTGCTTACACACCTCACACACATACCACCCAGCTTTCTCAGGATGCTTAGCCCGCTTCTTAGCTGCAAGACGAGGAGGCCAGTACATCCACGATTTCCCAAGGCCAGAGAGGATGATGGTGCGAAGAGGCCGAGACTTCTTTTCTTTCATGAGAAGTTCCCCCCCGCACTCGAGTCTGGTTTAGGGTAAGGGATGTACCACTGCGGTACTGATTCTTGATAACAGTGTTGGCCCGTGAGCCACATCAGCCAGCGAACTTGGGCCTCTAGTGCTTCTACTCGTTTCGGTAAATTTGTCTTCTTTTTCTTCATCCTTTCGCCTCCATCCAAGTTGTTCCAGTCCCTACATCCGCTACAATAGGTACATCCAGCTTTACCACTGACTCCATGACTAACTTTATAAGTGCAGATTGCTCGACTACATCGAACTCTTGACACTCAAAAAGGAGCTCGTCATGTACCGTCAGCAGGGGCAAGTAGCCTTTGGCTCGAATAGCTATCATCGCCATCTTCATAATCTCAGCAGCGCTGCCCTGAACCAGGTAATTCACAGCCGCTCTCTCCCAGTGCCACCTCTCGTACTTATTGTTGGAAGTGATGCCGGGGATGGGTATCCAACGCTTCATCAGTGTGTAGATACCCTTCTTCCGCGTCGCTTCCCACTTTACTCGTCGAATCCAGGCAGTAACTGAAGGGAGCCGTTGCCAGTATCGCTTAAGAAATTCCTCTGCCTCTTGATCTGTAACCTTCGCTGTTCGTGCAATCTTAGAAGCCTGTGCACCGTAGATTGATGCAAAGTTGAGAGTCTTCCCGATATCTCGTCCGCATCCCAAAACTCTCCCTGTTTCTTCATGAACATCTTTTCCATTTCTAAACGCCTCCAGTAGGATGGGCTCCTTAGTGAAGTGAGCTAAGATCCTGTATTCGATTTGCGAATAGTCAGCGTCAATGAGGACGTTACCCAATCGTCCGACAAAGATACCACGGAGTAGTTGGCCATCTTCAGTCCTTGTAGGAATTTGCTGAAGGTTAGGATCAGACGAGGAGAGGCGTCCGGTAGAAATGCCTTTATATCCTCCATCGGCTGACACCGTGATCTGGTTGTACGTTGTGTAGATCTTCGGCAATGTTTCACGTTTAATCATCCCCTTAGTGTAGGTGCTGACCAGCTTCTCCAGCTTGTTGTACTCAATCAGCTTCTTAACGAAGTCAATCTCTTGGTGCTGCTCTAGAACAAATTTGTCCACCTTAAGACTTCCTTTCGGAGTTTTAGGGAGCGAGAGTCCAAGTCCCGTAAGGACTTGTGCAACTTGCTTATTTGAGTTGGGGTTAATTTCGCATCCGGAGAGCATTGTAAGATCACTGTGAAGAACCCCAAGTCGTCCTGTAAATTGTCTGTCAAGCGCAGTAAGTTTTTCAACATCGACAAGTACCCCCTGTAGTTCCATCTCAAACAAGATCCTCATGAGAGGCAGTTCAATCTGGCTGTAGATCCGTGCAGCGTTTAAGTCCATCTTTCGTTTCAAGTCCTGGTACAGCTTGTGCGTCACTAACACATCCATAGCGCAGTAATTAGCTACGAGCTCCACCGGCTGCTTGTCCAGGGTCTGCTTCCCGTGTCCTTTACCCACCAGCTCTCGGTAGGAAGGCCACTCATAGCCCAGAGCCTTCCCCAGTTCTTTTAAGCCGTGTGACTCCTTCGTGGTGTTGTGGCAATAAGACATCAGGATGGTGTCAGCGAACAACTTCTCAGCCGTCACGTCACATCCCCACTTCACCAGCAGCTTGGCGTCAAACTTCAAGTTGTGCCCAATCAGGTTTACTTTTCTGTGAAAAAGCCCACTCACAGTACCCAAATCCGAATAATAATAAACCGTTTTGCCGTCCTGAGTGAGGCCGAGCCCCACGAAGTTGTCCTTCTCGTCGGTCTCAACGTCCACTACAAAGGGGAGCGCTTCATCAAACACAGGAGCTGTGTCGTTGATCGACAAGTACGCTCCGTGCTTATGGACTCCCCAATCGATCATTTCTTTTTCTCCTGGTAGTTAAGGACTAACGCCTGCCGTCTCCAGTTCGTAGGAAAGACCTTCCCGGTCTTCGTCACAAACCATCGGGTGCCACTAAGGTCTTTTACAACTCTCTTCTTCTTGTTCTTATTCATTTAGCCCTCACCTCACACTCAATTCTTACAGCGATGAAGCGTATTAGCTGCTCTAGTTCAGTCCCTTTAATCGCCACCACTTTAGGGAGCTCTTGGGCCAACACCTTCGTGACCCTCCCAATGATATGCTGACGCTGCTGGTTGGGATTCATCCTTAGTCCTCCCCGCCTTCACGGCTTGTATCTATCGTCTAGTTCTGGGTGTGTCCCCCTGTACTCTGACACCATAGCTAAGTCCACACGAGCGTGTGCCAAATGGCAGATTCCGCTCTCTGGATCCAAGTCCTCTCCGTCAAGAAATGCGTAGATGTGGCGCAACGCTGCGTCTAACTGACGGTGCCACGCGATACCTTTACGCCAATTGTTCCAGTCATACTTGTGATGCCCGAAGTCGTACACCGCAGCATCTTCCAAGAGAGCAGCTCTCGGCAACCGGCCAAGCGGGGGCTTCCCGGCGTCGTACTTTACGCCTTGACGGACCGCATGAACCACCTCATCTTTAATGTCGTCCACAATGTCAGCCAGCAAACCTTTCTTCTGTTTAGACTTCATCGGGAGTGCCTCCCTCTTCCACCAGCCAAGAGCAACAGCCGTCACAGATAATCTGGCCATCGGAAGTGCGAGTGGTGCACCCGGCCCACATCTCTTTACACATCAGACACTGCTCTTTCAGCTTATCCTCCTGCTTCATAAAAGCCTCCGGTTGTCCAGGCTTAGGGCAGTGAGACACAGCACAATAACGACAATGACGGTTAGCTCCGTGCTCATTTAATCTCTCCATTCCGAGCCTCTGCTTCCTTCTCATATTCCATGACTTCACGGCAAAACCACACCATCCAGGCCAGGAACTTAGCCGTCTTCATGTCGTCTGAGATACCAAAGAACTCCCGAGTGAGACGGTGAGCAGTGGTCCAGCTTCGATTCTCAGTCCAGGCATTCATCAGCCTGCGGTATTCGAGATAGCACCAGTCCCCAACAGCACATGGGATGTGCCCTGGTTCTCTACACTCCTTCTTAACAAATGGCATAATTAGCCCCCTGTCACTTCGGGTGGAGCGTCTGGATCAATGTTTTGGTCCTCGATGCTAATGCGGATACGCTGTGCATCATGCTTAGATCCAAAGTAGCCTAAGTGGTCTTGTATGGCCCATAAGAGCCGGGCCACAGCGCCCAACTCATCGTTTGGTCCAAACTCACTAAACTCATACACCTCATCAACTTGGTCGTCTAGTCCAGCATCTAAGTTGTGCAACTTGAACCCGTTATGCGCCGTTTCAATGGTTAGCTTCATTTCGTTCTCCTTGCTCACTTAATTTGTGGATACTGGCCGGAATCGAACCGGCATCTGTCTACCAAGTGAGCCGCTAAACTCACCTCTAATAAACCGCATAGTCCACCTTTGTTTCGGTACCAAACTAGGACGCTCATGCTGCCGTATCCAAATATGCTCACTTACCTGTCTGGGAAGTGTGCTGTTTCATCCCAAATCCTCGCCACACGTTTTGCAACGCATGTCCGGTTCAAATCCCGACGAGTAATAAACAACTCCCTCTGGGTGTCCTCTAAGTCTGCACCAAAGATTAAGCAATGATTCGCTTTTGAAGAGATACTCGTACCACTCAAGGCAAAACCATTTCATAGCTCACTTCCTTTCAGGGTAAGTGGTCACTTCGGACCACCTGATTTAAAAATTAGGTGACGGGCCGGGTGACTCCTACTACTCAGACTTGCCGAGGTTCAGAGCCGATCTTAGTTCAAGACCCGCCACCAATAGCTATTTCCACTCGCCAATCTGATACCAGACAAACTTTATAAAGCATCTGTTCAACAAGCTGATGCGCCACATAGCGCGCTTAAACCGTGTGCCCCACATCTTCTGAATCTGAATGGCTGCTTCTTCAGGGCTATGAACAATGAGGTCGTCTTCGAAGTACGGGATCAAGTTCGGAGGCTTCGCTTCTGGACCGTACAGCCTAATCACAGGTTTCCAGAGCGCATAACGTGCATATCCTAGCTCGTGAGCGCAGCCTTCGCTCTTGTCACCTGGTGTTAAGTCCAGCAGAACGTGTGCCTCACGAATCATTTGCTTATCTCGTCTCCAGTACGACTTGAGTACGTTTAGAGGCTTGTCTCCCAATACTTCCTTCTTATCTGGGACATGTTCAGCTAACACAGGGTCAAGCACTTCTACTCCAGCGGCATTGAGCACGGTCTTTATCTTCTTAGCCCGTTCAACTAACTCATGCATGCTATGCCCTGTCATGCTTTGACAGGTGTAGGCTTTCACTTTCATAAGTAAGTCTCCAAGTACGTAGTCGCCACCGGAATTAAGTGGCTGAAGTTTTCAACAGTACGAAGAACGGACGTGTTGCAGTGATGACACAACAACCCTCTAACTTTGCCTGTTTTGTGGTCATGGTCCACATGGAGCCCTTTTGTCTGTGCGGAGGCAGGTAACGCGCAAATAGCACACTTGTGTCCCTGTTTTTCCAACATACCCAAGTAGTCACTCGGAGTGATACCGTACTTTTTCTTGCGAGAATACTCTGATGCCATACTGATTTCCTTTTGCTTGTTTCGCTCATAGTGCAGCTTTCGTTGCTCTTGACAAAGCTGTACGTGTCTACGTTTCCAGTCTCGTGAACTCCGGTTAATGCACGACTTACAAGGCTGCCTTGGCTTAGCGTTTTTCCGATAGAACATATGCACAGGTTTAGCGTACCCACACGACGTACACTCTAGGTCTGTCGTAACGTGCATACATCCTTCAGATCCGCTGCTAACATGCACACACAGAGTCCAATAACTCCTACAACTGCTGCTAACAGCACTGTTACAGCTCCTACAATGAACACAGGCCAAGTTATTAGCTTCATCATTTCAATAAGCCTTTACACTGATCTTAGTCTTCGCTTCATCGAGGTCTTCCACCTTCACCAGGAACGGAGGCAGGGCTGGCCCCATTGTGCTCTTCGTGTGATACACCATGCTCCCTTCGCCCTCTTTTCTCACCGTCAATACATACTCAGCCGCTGCTGGCTTTCCTATAGACCCCACCATCTTAGCCATGTTTGGCGTCTTGTCCTCGTCTGAGAAGACTGACTTCCCTTCGTGATCAACGAACAGAAAAGCGCATCCAAACTCATTTCGGATCTGCTTAACTCGTTCCAGAACTTCTTGAATATCTTTTCTGTTGTTCTCTTCCTTTGTGTGGAAGGTTGCGAAGCTGTCAACAATGATAAGAGCTGGTCGTAGCTTTTCAACTTCTCGGCGGAAAGCCTCGAAAGAGTGCTGTAGATCCAGCCGTATAGATGTTCCAGACTTAACTGAGAGGTTGTCTTGGAAGCTCTCAAGGTTGACCGCTTTCGATTTGATAATCGCTTGGAGACGCCTTTTCGTTTCACCTTTCCACCTCTCTTGGTCAATGTAGAGCACCTTACAGTCCTTCACTGGAAACTTGCCCAACCAATACCCACCACCTCTTGCACACTCAACAGCCAAGTCCATACAGATCCACGTCTTCCCCGTCTCTGGCAATCCAGCGATAAACCCCAAACTCTTATCTGATACTACGCCCGGAACAATCCACGTCACTTTTTCATCAAGTGCCAAAAAGCCTGATATTGAATATGTTTCCTCAGATGAGTCTATTAAAGACTTTGCCTCATCAAGTAAATGCTCAGCTCTCGGATACTTCGTAATGCTGTCACAACGGGTCAACAACGCTTGAGTGCTACCCCCTACTTTCTCGATGTGTGGCTTGAGGAGAGTGAATATGTCCTCCTTCTCCCACCCATCCTCATGTAGCCTTCCGATAATCTTAATGCTCTCGTTGTGCAGGTTCCCAGGCTGCAACTTATCCAAGCTCTCTCTGATCCACCCCTGTTTGTTTGGAGTATCGCTTTCGATACCTGAAGGAAGTAGCCCCAACTCCTGCAACTCCGTTGTCAAAGTTTTGACGGGCCGGTTGGTAATCACGTTACCCGTCATGGTGAAGTAACGCGCTGTCGTATACACCTCGTGCGTTTCGGTCTTCACCGAGCGTGGAAGATCCCCTTTACAGATGATGTGTACTCCTGTTCCCGAAGGGGAATACTCTGTATACGAACCCAGCTTCTCAACCACCTTCTGTGCAAACTCATTCAGCTTTCCATCGACAACACAGTCGTCTAAGTCAACGCCAATGTAGGGCGGCTTGAACACAAACCCAATCCCGTCACAGCCCTGCTTCTCGTAGTTGGCCATAGCGAAGTAGTAGTTAACCCAAGTGCTGGGGTTGGTGCTGGAAGCAGCCATCCCCGTCTTGACATCAATGGGGATCTTGCTCTTATGAGCAACGAACTGAGGCAGAATCTTCAGCTCGTTAGGAATGTTGTTAAGGTTCATCTCCACTCCTTCACAAAGTCATAAGTTTGACGACACCTTACCCACTGATCTTTAAGCTCTTGGATCTGCTTCTTGCTCTTCACCAGCTTAGTCTCAAACGATGCATCCTTCTTACCGAACCTCAGAATCTCTAGCCCCTCCACTTCAATTCCTTTCCACTCCTCTAAGGCAATGGCGTAAGCTGCAAGCTGTATAAACTGAGCTGTGTAAATGCCTGATGAAGTCTTGTAATCAGAAAGTATGATGCGACCACCACGCTTGCACAGGCGATCATACTTACCACCGTAACCGTGAACGACAGAAGCGATGATGTCTTCGTGTCCGATAATCTCATCTTTGTTCTCTCCTCTCCACTCTTCAAACCGCTTCAAGCAGTTCTCAATCTTCTCTTTGTCCGGGTGAGACTCAACAACTGCTTTGTCGTACTCTTGCCCCGCTTCAATCTTCTCTGCCACATCATGCACAACCGTTCCGATACCCGCTGCCTGCTGCGCCACGGCTTTAGAGGCTTGAGTGCTCTTCTTGACAATCTCTTCCAACAGGTACTTAGGCAGTCTCGACACCTGCTCTGGGCAGAGCTTCAACTGATCCACTGTGTACAAGCTGCCCTGCTTCACCATCCAAGTAATCAACTGCTGGCCAGTGGGGAGGCTGTTGTGGAGCACTGTTGTCACTCCAGGCACCAGCTTTCCGTTTAAGTTGTAGGTGTGTGCTACATCATCAAACGTCAGATAGTTCTCTTCGTGTTGGGACTGTATCAGCACTTACTCCCCCTTCTGCGCCTTCAACACTTCCAATGATCCACGCTTCACTTCTTCGTCCACTTTCTTCTGCCATTCCTCAAACGTCGTGCTGAACATGGTGAGGGCTGGAGAAGCGTACAAGGCAGCACGAAGGGCACAGGCAATCTTGCCCCGAGCTTCAGCGTCGAAGTCTCGTCCTTTCCATTCCTTCGCCACTGTCACAGCCTCAGACGTTGTTACAACAGGCTTCTGGATGATCTTGTCATCGCCAGCTTTCTCTACCGCAGCCACCGGAGCTGCTGGCTCCCCAACAATCTGACTGATGTATTTCTTCCCTGACTTCGAGGCATACGTCAACACTTCATAGGTCTTCCCCTTCTCAAACTGCTCAGGAGTTAACCCGCTCTTCTGGTCAATCGAATAGAACACTCCGTCTACGTTTGGGCCAAACTTCCCTGGGAACTTAACTGTAATGGTCTCTTTATTGCTCATCTGTCGTCTCCTTAAGCGGTTCCATAACGGCAATGTCGAATATGGGTGACTGTTCTAGTTGGTGCGATCTCGCTAGCTGTGCCCGTTTCAGGATGTAGGCGTCTCGATACGTCAAGTTGAAAGCAACAGGCACCATGCCTTTCACGAGCACATACTTCTTGGGGTCGTGGGTGACATTGTAGGGGCCTGGGTGCCCCGTGAGCCTCGCCACTCGCTTCTTCCACTCGTCCGAGAAGTTGTGGCTCCTTACTGCGAGCACTGGTATAGTAGCCATGTTAGCAGCACTCCTATAAACACAAGATTAGCTAGTGTCCCCAAGCTGGGTAGTGCGCTCATTTTGTAACCCCCGATTTCTTCTCATAAGTTCTTAGGCCACCAAGCCCAAGTAGTCCGAACGTCAACGAAGTGAGCACTTCGTTTGGTAACAGAGGCAACGGCGGAGTTTCTATATGTGCTGCATTGAGCCCCCAAGCAGCCAGTGGCAGCAGCACACTCCACAACAAGCCAAATACACATATCCACCCAACAGCAGGACGCCATCCCGACTTGAAGCCACTGTCACTTGCAGCTTCCACCTTGTTCACTTCCGCCTGTGCTACATCGGACTGAAGCAGTGCCTGCACCAGCTCCCCTTCTTGCTCAGCCAGCTTCAACTGAATCTCAGCTTTAGCGGCTTCTCTCCCCGCCTTGTCAGGAATAACTTTGTCGAGCACTTTCGACACAATAGGGAGCAAGGCTCCGATTACAGGTAACATTTACATCCTCCAAACTTAAAGTAACTTCCGATTTTGCGCACACTTCTCCTGCACTATATGGCTCTCAACTGGCGGTTTTGATACCCTCTCTCTGAAATTTCTTTTTCAGATTCCGGCGACACTTCTCCACCATAGACCTTGATACCCCGATGTTTTCGGCTATGTCAGCTTCCGTTAGTCCGTTCTTCAAGCCGAAGAACACTTGCTTCTCACGAGGTGACAAAGTAGTGACAGTTGCTTCGATTAGCCCACGATAAACCTCCCGGCGATCTTGATAGGCTTCATCGCCAGGCAGCACGTCAGGATTAGCCTCGGGCAGCTCGTCGTTATCTCCGTGCCAACCCCCGAACTTCGCAGTCTCTGTGACCCACTGCCAATACGGACTGCTTTCCCCTGAGTGGCTTTTGCGTGTCTCAATCACGTCGTAGTCCCGCTGCTTGTCTGGTGTGTAGCACTCCAGGTGAGCCTGGCCCCGACCAAACGGCAGGATGGGCTCTTCACCAATAAGCTCTTTACAGATCATGCAGCGGATCATTTACTCCTCCTCTTAAGAACCTTTACAGCGTCTGCAATCTTCGCCTCAACGTCATAGATGAATGCGTGTTCCTTACGGCTATTAATCACAGCCCCTTGCGCTTTAATGATTTCAATCCACACATGAAGCAGCTCATGCAACAGCGTAGAGGAATACTCACCGATATCTTTGTTCCTCGCCTCGCTAATTCCCACGCTGATCCGCTTCTTGCTGAGATACTTCGTAATGCCCCAACAGTTACCCTCTAGGCGCTTCTTGTTTTGTATCTCGATCAGCATGATGCTCTCCTTTGTGCAAGTGGTATTCACAGACGAGAAAGTCCTTTTTCCCTATGGTACGCAGCCAAAGGTTATCCGTCTTCCGCAAGACTCGCTTTTTGCAGAATTCACACTCTAGTTTCATAGTGCCCCCTTTGATTCCAGAAACCTATGAGCCAGTTGCAGCGCCTCGGCTAAAGTCTCGGGGTTAAATTTCGGATGGTGATCCTCGGGAAAGTCATGCAGATCAATCCGATATCCGTCTGTTGATTCGGTGATAGCAATGGAAATATCAATCTTCGTCATCGTAGTCCTCCGTGATTAACAGTATACTTTCACTCTCATCACTCCAATAGCTTACATCACTGCTCTTACAATAAGGACAAGGTGGATACATACGCCCTCCGTTTACAGACCAATGAGCATCAAACCTCTCTCGACACCTCTTACAGGCCCCTTCAACAATCACGGGAGCCTCTGAATCCACACCCTTGTGTCCAGCACGTCGTCGGGAGTCATGGGTGTTTCCAGCATTCTCCACTCCCTCATTGACCGCGTCACAGCACTGGCAATAAGAATGGCGTCGGATTCTCCAGCCTCGTCCTCCACTGAGTAGTTATCGTCAAACGGGTCGTCTTGGTCAGGTCCGTAGTACACACTCATAGCACCTCCTATTCCACAGCGAACAATTCTTCCGCGTCTGAGTCATTTGAAACATGACACTTAGTACAGGTTGACACTGTTGCTTCTACTACTTGCACTGTTTGTTTATCGCATTGATCACACCACTTACTTACACGATGATATACCCGATTATCTAATGACTTGTGCATATAGCGCTCCTAATGCTCGAAATACCTTATCTCCAATGTTATAATCCTCTTCAATTACATTTACTTCTAACGCATTACCTGGACGTGACAAGACATAGAAGCCCATGTCATTCAGATCCTGGCGCAACCTGATCTGAGATGCTTCGCTGTCTGTTTGAATGTAACGCAGAAACTTTTTCATAACACGTTCTCACAGTCCTAAGATTTTTATGGCGTACTCGACTTGTTCCGCCCCAGCAGCCCTAGCAGCAGCCCAAGCAGCAGCCCCAGCAGCCCCAGCGTCCCCAACAGCCCTAACAGCAGCCCAAGCAGCGTTCGTGGTTGCCTCGGTTATGCACCGTTTTGCCGCGTCTAGTGCTTCAGTGGGCCGTGAGTCCTGTGGGTATTGACGGTTCCAGATGTCAATCGCAGACTCGGCACAGCGCACCGCAAACTGAACAGTCTGAGGCTGGGTAAATATGCGAGTGACGTACCAGACAGCCTACTCTGTGTGGTTTTGCGTGACAAGTTTTCGTAGCACGGTCTTTGCCTCTCTAGCCTTTTGGTTCCTAAACCACTCTAGTCCTTCCGGGCAAGCACCTAAACCTTTAAGCTGTTTGAGCGTTATTTCCATAGAACCTCCCAACAACATTCTGTGACACATCGAGTATAGCATAAGTGTGAGTGTTTGTCAATGGCAAAGTTTTTATTTCTTGTCACGGCGTGATTGCCGACATATTGCCAACAATTTCCTGCTGTAAAACTCATCTGTTTGTGGTGTGAGTCAAAAATAAATGAAATCTAGCCACCAAAACAGATAGTGTGACGGAATAAGTGCGTTTAATTCGCGATAGAACTGCCTTGAAAGGGCCGCGTCCTGGCCGCTAGACTATGGGGGCTTTCTTTGACTATCAAGCACTTTCCTCCGATCTGCACAAAATCTTGTCCCTTAGTGTCAACATATTGTCAACCATTTTGAGTGTAATAAATGCGTGTACATTTTTCTTACGCAACTTTAAACTCCACACTGGGCGTGACCCCGAAGTTAAGAAGCTGTGCCTGAGCTGCAATGTCTTTTTGGCACAAGTGAGCATACCGTTGTGTCATCACCACTGTAGCGTGTCCGAGCATCGACTGGAGCTTGTACAAGTCCCCGCCTTGCTTCAGGTAATAGCTGGCGAACGTATGACGCAGTGTGTGTAACGTCACGGTATTGGGGTCTCTCGCCCCAGCCCACAGTCCAGCATCTTTGACTACTCTTTGAAACCGCTTGCCTAGGTTGCTGGTGTTCAGCAATGGCCCTGTTGGCCTTACCTTAACCAACTTGTTAAGTAGCTGCTGTAACTCCGGCGATATTGGAACATCGTAAGGTTTTCCAGACTTTGTCTTGACGGCAGTGACAAACGTCGTGTTTACGTCGTTTGCCGTCACCCTCTCCAGGTTCCCTTTCCGAAACCCTGTGAACACTCCGAACAGAATCACGTCAGCAAGCTCAGGATCGACGCTGTGGCACGATTCAAGCAACTTTGACAGCTCCTCCCGGGACAACCACCTAACCCTCGACGTTTCACCTTTAAGCTGCTCCAAGTGCTGCATTGGATTGGCGAGGATGTGCCGATTCTTAACTGCCCAGTGTAGTATGGACTTCAGTGTGTGTAAGTCTCGATTTACGCCCCCTGGCCGCTTCCCCCGACTCAAGCTGTACTGCACAAACTCCTCTCCGTCTTTGTGCTGAAGTTGGCTCACAGCTCTGTCTTTGAAGAAGTTCACCAGTACGTTGACGTGGTATTTCTCCATTCCCGCTGTTCTAGTCCTTATCATGGCGTGTTTAGTGAGCCACATCCCGGCCAGCTCCCTGAAAGGCATCTTTGATTGAGTCTCATGGGGCATTAGCTTGCCCCTCAGGAAGTCTGTTCGTATCTGACTTTCGTAGGCCCGGGCCAGTTCCTTTGTGTCAAAGTACTTTCGAATTCTTTGACCAAAGCGCCCACCGATTAAGAAGTCTACCCGCCACAGCGCCTCTTTTCGGTGTGTCTCACTTTGTTGACACTTGTCCAGTTGAACTTGACAGACCTTGCACCAGCTTTTAAGCATAGCCTCTCCTTAGTTCCGCAGTCCGAAGTATGGGACGGGCCCAACGGCCTAACAAGTCTTTGATTCTATTTCTTGACCAAATACGTCTTATCGCCCCGCTTCACGACGTGAACTTTGTCCCAGCCGTCTTTCTTTGACCGCATTTGGCTTATCTTCGTTGATAGGTGACCGTATTTGATTTTGTCACTCATTAAGGCAGCTTGTCCGGGTTTCAGTCCGTCAATCACTTCGCTTAGTTGATTCTCCAGCTCACTTGTCCGTCGTCGAATCTCAATGTCGTTAAGAGACACAACTTGCGACACCAATTCATTTTGTACTTTTTGCATAAACTCCTCCTCTGTTATATTTGCCTTTTCGGCATTAACGATAACCATGAGGAGATTGCCTAACACTGACGACACACCGGCTAAAGCGGCCTTCACAGTGTCACTTGAGGCCATCTTTGATTTACGGTGATATTCGTCAATTGCGTTTATCAATACATCTTTGATTGTCTTTGATTCAACGATCATGCTAGCATCTCCCTCAGGTAGTGTCACGAGGTTGTCATATAACCAACCCGGTGTCAATCCCACAGATGCTACACTTTCGCCGTTACTTACTTACAACGATGGTAGCTATGTGACTTGGCTTTGTGTAGTTTAAACCTTCACTCGAGCCAACAAGTCGCGGTTAAGTTCTCGCAACTCGGTAGCGTATTCAAACAACTCCCGAAACCACTGCTGGTCCATCCTGGCCTCCTCAATTCATTGAGTACGTTGCAAACAAGGTCCCCGCAATGAAACAGTCAAAAAGTTCGGTTTCCATGGCTATCCTCCTTTGTGTCAGACGTTGAGAATAGCCTAGCTGCGCTGCGTCACAATCCCCTTACAACTAGGTGACTTTCTTGTGACACTCACCATACTCTTACTAATTATCACCAAAATCAAGTAATTTGTCACCTGATAACTGTGCAAACAATCTGGCAAATATGTTTCACTGGCCAGGTGAAAAAGCGTAAATATCAGCACTTCTACCAGAGGCACAACGTGAAACACGCGACTGCTTTTCTCTCCCCCTCTGACTATGTGAAGCTTAAACAGCTCGCTAAAGAGGCCGATAAAAGCGTAGTGCGCTATGTAACCCGTTTGTTAGAGCGGCACATTCGAGATGTTTCCAAGAGTAAGGAGATGCCTCCAGCTACACCTCTTTGATATCTTCTTTCTCCACGTTATCCTCGATTAGTGATTGGGCAATCTCATACCAATTCACTTCTAACAAGGCTGAATTGAGCAGATCGGCGTAACAACCGGTGACTGTAGGGGTGTTCTCCTCAAAGACGTCTTTGAGACGGTCTTTGAGGTTCAATGCGGCCCTTTCTTCTCGAGTGAAGGGCTCATCGGCCTCAGCTCCGTCATATGCCTCTTGGGCCTGTTCACTCCAAAACTCTTGGTCTCCCTGATCGTTATCGATCCACAGTTTGACATTCCAAGTCTCGTAATTAGTCCATCCGTTGTAGCCCTTTTCTTCGCTCATATTGTCCCTCCTGTTGGAATTTGGTGATTATATGATCTCGCGCTCGTCTTTGATTGATTCAGCGTCCCGTCTTAAATAGGCCATGGCGTCTCTGAAGTTCTTAAATTCAGTGTCTCTTATATAGATGAAGGGAAAGCCGTCTTTGATTCTTACAGTTACCTTTACGTTCTGATGCTTAGCTGCCGATTTTAGATAAATAGCTTCCTGTGATGTTATTGGTTTCTTAGGCATATTATCCCCCTATCACCTGCACTAAATACTCTCCATACACTCCAGCAACAAAGTCTTTAGTTCTGCTCTTCTGAATCCCGAACACTTGAGATCGTTTATTCCAAAGGTTAGTAACTTTGATTAGCGTCATAAATCCTCCTTAACACTCGGCCCACACTTCAACGCTGTCCTCTTTCCACACTAGTTTATACCCTTGCTGTGTCAATTTAGTGATAACTTGCTCATTTATGTGTGACTCGGGAATTTCTCTTAAGAATCTCATAATGTCCCCCCTTCGGCTAGGGTAATGGCCTTCTCCGCTTTGCAGTGCAGGCACTTTTCAGATTCGATGTGTGTTCCTGGTCGTGAGATGTAGCGAGCTATTTCTATTAGTGCGTCATGACTGTTTACAGCACGGATAATGAACTCTGTGTTGGCCTGAACTTCGTGCAGCGGTATGCCGCCACATGGGTCTACAATGTTTGTGAGTCCGTCTGTACTTTCAATGACTATTCCAGATAGATAATTCGAGAACTCGTCGGTTATAACCTCGCTTGATTCCGTAACTCTCCAAGGTGTTGGTGTGTGTTGCGTATTCATATCATCCCCCTTAGTGAACCAGTAGCCAGACGTAAGAGTCATTCGGTAGGTGAACCAGCTCCCAGTGCTTCCCTCTATGCTCTCGTCTCATGGTCATATCGTACCCTCCTTCTTTAAGTTATGCTGCCAGGCCCACAGGCCAAGCCACTTCCGGTACCAGCTTATAGTCCAGGCGACGGTCCGCTATGCGCCGCCCCTCTTCGTATGTGAGGCCAAATAGGACAGGCTTCACCCCATCAGCGGCACACACTGTAAACCGTCCAGGGATGAGGGAGGCGTCAGGCCGGTAGGGATGCAGCTTTCGGCAGAACCGCTTAAACTCTCCAGTGAAGTTTCGTTTGTTCATATCGTATCTCCTGTGTGCGACATTCACTTCTACATAACTGTAACCCATACCGTTGCATTTGTCAAGGGGAACCTGTAAAGAGATTTGTATTGATGGTGAGCGGTTTTCACGTTATCAGTAAAATAGCTGTGTTTTGTGGGTATCAAAATGGCTATTTGAGGACTATATAATGTAGGGGTATGCAGTCAAAACCCATTAAAGAAGCGTTAATCGCAACTTAAACAAGTGACGTAAGCCGTCCCCTACACACTTTTGCCTCACCCCTGAACTCTTACAGGTCTTGCTGCACCAAGCTGTTTTGCCTTGTCGGGCCGAGAGTTGGAACTTATGGGACCTAACGGAGTGTGGGAGAGTGCCCCACTAGGCTTGAGACGACACCTCAGGCTGATTTTGGCTACTATGATTCTCCGCCCAACCAAGTAAGTACATAAGAACTCGCCTCTGCCGTTATTAGGACGGCAGGACGCACAATCACTTCTCTTTGGGTATATCAGCTAGCTTCTTTAGCTTATATACTTGGGAAGAAGAAAGTAGCAAGCTGTCCAAACGATGTAAGCGTAAGGGTACAGTAGGAAGGACAAGGTGTTAGTGGTAGGGTAAGACGTGTTGTCTCGTCCCCCTCCCCCAAAAGGTAAACAAGTTGTAACAGAGACGTAACAGCCTAGCCCCCCTCTCCCGGACGTAGTAGGCAATATGTTGACAGCTCGCAGCGTTGACGTGTCAATCAACTTAGGTGTCAATGATTATCGTCATGCCTACGCTGCCTTATGTGGGCAGTTAGGCTGGTTTGAATAGGGGTCCCATGGGCCAGGCTTTCTTATTGAAAACCCCACACCCCCAGGTGTTTTTACGCTATTAGGTACTCCCAAACTAGCAAAAAACAAAAAGACCCTTTTAAATGGCTTTATTTGCTTTAAACCCTTTCTGGCGCTAGAAAAATCCTAAAAGGGATCTTAGAGTATCAATCACTTTCATTTTTTAGCCACACGGTCAAAACACGAATAAACGCGGTAATTTGCTTATTTCCCGATTTCAGTAAAGGGGGCTTATCTATGTTGATCATTGTAACGACAGATGCTGGACCCCTGGAGATAGAGACAGACAACATTGACGCTTATGTGTGGAACGTGGACCCGATGCGTAACTGGATCCTGTTAAGGGAGAAGGGAAAGATCAGGAAGATGAGGATTAGAGAGTCGCTGCATGAGCTAGACCAGATGTTTAATGGGAAGAGTTTTAAGTGATACTGAAGGACTACATACAAGACCTTAAGACAGGATTCCTCACCCCCGGCCCCGCCTTTGTAGGGACAGGCGTTACAGCAGAACAAAAGACCACGTTTCTTGAGTCTTTCAGGAAAACGGCCAATTTCAGTAAAGCCGCTAAGGTGGTGGGGTGCAGCCGGGCAGACATAACGGCCCAGTTTGAAGGGGACCTCCAGTTCTATAAGTCCTACAAATACGCTGTAGAGGCCATCTGTGACCAGGCAGAGAGTAACCTGTTCGAGCTCAGTAAACGCAATCCTACGGCTTGTTTCGGCCTTTTGAAGGCCTATCGCCCGGGAATATGGGCTGATAAGAAAGACTCCGGGAATGCCGGGAATTCCACAGATAAGCTCAAGGGACTTCTGGAAGAGATGAAGAAGGACGGGAAGCTCGTAGATGTCAAAGAGAGTAAATAATGGCCCTTTCTTCTACCGAACTGAGGATTCTTCGACATAAGTCTGAAACAGACCTGAAATTCTTGTGTAAGAACATCTTAGGGATGTCAGCCTGGGAAGACAGTCTTCACAACAACCTTACTGACTTTCTAGAGAGCCCAGACGACAAGAAGCTCATCTTAGTGCCTAGAGGTCACTTAAAGAGCAGTATCGTTACTGTAGGCTGGACTATACAGCAGATACTGAGAGACCCTAATAAGCGCATACTAATCACTAACGCTGTCTGGGACCTCGCTAGACTGTTCTTAAGAGAGATTACAGGGCTCCTGCAAGACAAGAGCCTCTTATCAGAGATCTACGGCAAGTTTGACGGGGCGGGGGGCAAGTTCACCCAGGATGAGATAACGATTGCCCAGCGCACTATCGGCACCATTAAAGAAGCCACCATCACCACAGCCGGGATCGAGAAGGCCTTAACTGGCGGCCACTACGACATCATCATCCACGACGACCTGGTGGAAGAGAACAACATCGGCACCAAAGACCAGATCCAGAAGGTTATCCGGTTCTACCAGAACAGTCTGGACTTGCTTGACCCAGGCGGTCAGATCCTGGTGGTGGGGACGAGATGGGCCATGGGTGACCTGTACGGCCACCTGATCGAGTCAGAGATGGACAGTTTAAACGGAGTGAAGGTTCTCCCCGAAATGAGAGCACAGTGGCGAGAGCTGTTAAAAAAATAACGGAGGACTATATGGAAGTTGGATACAAGATGTTAACCGAAACTGGAGCGGTGGGGACTTCAGGGCAGCCTATCGCGATTTACGGGTGGTCATTTGCCTCCTCCGCAACTGATGACAAAGTGGAGTTGCACGACGGCACGGACACGTTTGGCACCCTCGTGATGACCATTCCCGCGACTGTCAGCCAGGACAGCCTTTCCCCGCTTCCGCTGCCTAATACGCAGATCGGTGGGGTGGGTGTAGTGTTTCCGAACGGCTGTTACGCCGTCATCAGTGGGACATCGAAGATCACGTTCTTTGTGCGCGAGATCTAAGCCATGGCTAAGAAACAGCTGTCAACTTCCGAGATTAACCAGATGATCCAGTCCCTCAAGCCCGGGGAAGTGAAGCATTTCCCTAAGCAAGACATGACCATTAGCAAGCCTCTTCACACTTTACCCACGGGGAACAGTGCGTGGATGGGCGCTTCTCCGAAGCGCTCTAAACTCATTCCGAAGCCGAGGTAACTCCGTGGGGTTTGCAGTTTACCTCCGCAAAGCTGTGGAGGGGGGTCAGGTCATATTCCCCGGAGACCCTAAGGTGTACGGCTTTGTCCAGCACTGCTCCGAGCATAAGTTCGGTGACAAGCTGAAGTGCTTGGAGTGTCTGCGGAAGTCCAAGTCTGCCCACTCCTTCTCGGCCCAGTACTTCAACGACCCCGTGGACTCTGATTCGGTTGAGTTTAAGACGGAGTGGATTCGTCGCTACCAGATGACCGGAGACGAGGTTCAGCAGCTTGCAGCCATCCGGGGGGTGCTGTCCATCGACCCTGCCGTGCGACTCAAAGAAACGAACGACTTCACAGGCATCGTTGTCACGAAGATTACGCCGGACAAGCTCATCTACGTTGTCGAGGCTCAGCAGCGCAAGCTGTCTCCGAAAGAGCTGATCGACGAAGTGTTCAAGATGGTGGACATCTACAAGGTGTCGAAGGTGCTGATCGAGACCACAGCCGCCCAGATCCTCTTCTTGGACTTATTCAAAGGCGAGATGGTTAAGCGAAACAAGTTTTTCACAGTTGAAGAAGTGAAGAGCAGCACCAACGAAACGAAGGCCATGCGTATCCGGGGGCTCATCCCCTTCTACGCAAACGGGATGATCCTTCACAAGCCAGGCCTGACAGCGCTCGAAGACCAGCTTCTTCAATTCCCTCGCAACACCCACGACGACGTGGTGGACGCTTTAGCTCACCAGGTGTCTCACTGGAAAGCCCTTCCAGCCGGGAAGCCTGTCGTCAACAACGCCCCGTATGGATCGATGAACTGGTGGAAGAAGCAGACGGGCAACAAGTCGCAGGATAAGTTTGAGCGTCTATTTTCTGATTTTATGAAGCGAGGTTAACATGGCTGAGTACAACGAACAAGCAGACGGCGCAACTCGTCGCGAAGAAGTCTCTAAGTGGAACGACAAGGTTTCTAGCGCTCAGAAATGGCGTGATGAGATCTGTAAGAAGCGCCGATGGAAAGAGATGATTGCCGAGTACAAAGGCCAGTGGGAGTTCGATGTAGACATTCAAGTCCTTCCTATTAACCTGATCTTTGCGTACATCAAGACTGAGCTTCCCTCCCTGTACATCAAAGACCCGCACATCAAAATCAACCCCAAGAGCTCAACCAGCATTGGGACTGCCAAGGTTCTCGAAGCTATCATCAACTATGTGTGGTACTACAAGAAGGTAAAGCGGGAGATCAAGAAGGCTATTGTTGACGCCTTGCTTATCGGCCACTCCTGGTTCAAGACGGGCTACACAGGACAGTTCGGCACCATCGAAGATGGACACGGTGGAATCATCGAGACCGTTGAATCCGAAGACTTCTTTGCCTATCGCCTTCCCTGGGACTCTGTTGTGTTTGACCCAGACGCCATGGACCCGCCTTATGACTGCGAGTGGATTGCCCATTCTGTGTGGCTGCCTCTGGACGAAGTGAAGAAGAACCCGCGCTATAAGAACACCGAGAACCTGCAATCGAACTACTCGAAGAAGGACAATTATAGCCACGACGAAAGCGATAAGCACACAGGTAAGACTTGTTTAACTGAAGTGTGGAACATGAAGACGAAGCAGGTCTTCACAATCGCAGAAGGTGCAGACGATTATATTGAGGAACCTAAGGCTTGGCCTTATGCGATGCGGGGCTACCCCTTCTCCTTCCTCAAGTTTAACTTCAGCAACGACGACCCATACGGGATTTCAGATGTGGCCGTGTTCGAGCCCCAGGTGCTGGAACTCATCAAAGTCCGCTCTATGGCTCTGGACCACATCAAACGCTACAACCGGCAGCTCATCACCACCCCGGACAACATCTCTGATGACGAGATGAACAAGCTGACCCAAGGCATTACGGGGTCAATCATTAAAGTCCAAGACCCGTCTAAGGTGATGGCTACCCCTTACCCCCCGCTCCAGACAGATGTCTATGCGCTGGAAGAGAGGATTAAGGAAGACATGATTAACGAGTCGGGACAGTCCCCGGCAGAACGTGGTGCTACGCAGAAGACAAGCACCCGCACGAAGGCAGAACTGATCTTCCAACGGCAAGGTGCCGAGAATCGCCGGTCTGAGAAGATCGACCTTGTGGAAGACTTTGTGGAAGACGTAGCCAACAACCTCGTCGCCCTGATTAAGCAGTTTGCTTCGGAGCCCTATTACGTCCGTATCTTGGGGTCCAAGTCTCCTGCGTTGCAACAGGCCGTTCAAGAACGGTCGTCTGCCCAGGCCGAGAACGCCGTCACAAACGGCGGAGGGTTCACGTTCACTGCTGCAGATATTGAAGGGGAGTTTGACCTGGAAGTTGTGTCCGGGTCGTCCACCCCAGTTGACCGCACCGAGCTCATGAAGACCTTATTGGAGCTTCTGGAGATTGGTCCGAAGTCTGGAGCTATCCCAGGTGGGCCTCTCATGGGTGCCGTTGGTCAGATGATTATTGAGACCCTCGACTTAGAAGAGATCAAGCTGGCGTTTCAAGCTGAAGCTGCGGCACAGGCCCAAATGAAGCAACAGCGACAAGCGCAGCAGGAAGAGATGAAGGCGTTGTCCCTTGCGAAGCAGGGTGCGGATGCTCAGATCGACGCCACGAACGCTGCCACGAAGCAGAACAAAGTGCTGGTGGACTTCCTGAAGGCCCAAGGACAAGCTCAGGCCGAATCACGCGAGGCCGACAATGAGTACCAGACGGAACAAGCCCGAGTGTCTGCCGAGATTAAGCGGGAAGTCGAGAGGATGGTTCATCAAATGAAAATGGATGAAGCCAAGCTCATGCACGAACTGTCTCTTAAGGAGCAGAAAGCTGCGGTAGAGATGAAGATTCAAGAGAAGAAGAGCGCCAAGAAGGAGAAAAGTAAATGAAGTGTGGAGGATGTGGGTCTGATGTAGCGGCCCGTGTAAGGATCGGGTACACAAGTGACGGAACTAGATGGGAAATGTGTGACAACTGTGGGCGCATCCCCCCCGTCTGGATGCCGGATGTGTACCTGGGAGGCGCAGGAGGGCGGATTCAGACCGACGCTGGTCTGTGCAACCCTCAGACAGGCGTCCCGATCCCCTTCTCCACCAAGCGGGAAAAGGCCGCTGTCATGCGGATGCTGAACGTAAGGCAAGCTGACAGCGCTGAACGGCAGGGAGGCTCTCGAAACGAGTCTCACCTCCACCGCACGAAATACATTTTATAGGTACCCGGCTCCCGTATAGGGACCCCCGGTCATAGGAGATACGACATGGCAGAAGAAGTAATGCAAGAACCGACGGTTGAATCTGCGCCTGCTGCTCAGGCGCCCTTAGCCGCTGTTACAGGGGAGTCACAGCAAGTTCAAGCAGATCAATCCACGGCACCCGCGTCTAACGAGCAACCAGACGCCGCCTCCCAAGAAGCTCCAGAAATTGAGGAGTGGAATGGGAACGATGTGGAGAAGTTGCCAAAACCGCTGCAAGCCCGAGCAAAAGGCATGTTGCGGTATCTACACGAGAAGTCTCAGGAAGCTGCTGCTGTTAAACATCTAGCCCAGGCTTACCAAGAGATGACGAACCACCCCGAGTTTCAGGAGTTTCTCCAGTGGAAGGAATCCCGTGGATCTGAACAGGCTGCGCCGGAAGCATCGGCTGAGCCGTTGAGTGAAGACGACTTTCTTGCCGCTCAGACCGACCCCTCGAAGTTTGTGGAAGTCCAACAGAGATTGCTGATGCAACAAGCTGCCCCCGTCTTAAACCGGCTCCAGTCCCTAGAGCAGAAGCTTCAAGGATATGAGCAGGGCATTAAGCGTGAACAAGCCGCACGTTCACTGGACGGCTTTGCGAAAGCCCACCCGGACTTTTGGGATATCAATCCCGTGGTTATGAAGGCTACTCTGGAAGAAGTTGTCCAGAAGCGTGGAGGCACGATTGAACAAGCCTACGTGCAAGCCAAGGCTGTTGAGAAGCAATATCTCGACAGAGCTCATTCATCTATTAAGAAACAAGTGGATGCAAAGAAGAACGCTGTTGTAGCGCCCCCTTCTAAATCGCTTGAGCCACAGGTTATATATGTGAAAGACAGCCGTGAAGCTACAAGAGTGGCGTACGAGAACGCCCGTCTGGGTAAGCGTGTAGATGTTAGGGTGAAAAGGTAATTTAGTCTCTGACTAAACCAGCCATTTCACCACCGAACACTACGAGGATTTAAGGGAAAAGATAAATGCCCAGATCCCCAATCAACGTATGCCCACAAGGGCACGATAAAACAGTTACTGGAAGATACGGAAGAGCATGTGCTGAGTGTAGCAGAGAAAGGACTCGCGCCTACTTTGCAAAACACAAGAAGTCACTGATCGCAAAACATAAACGCCGCCAGACGCTAAGCAGGTACGGTTTAACAGAATTAGCGTATAACGCGTTAGCACAGAAGCAGGGAAATAAGTGTGCTGTATGTAATGCTGCTCCTTCTGTTTCACGTCACTTAACAGTTGATCATGATCACCGAACAGGTGCTGTGAGAGGACTGCTGTGTATTAACTGTAACTCGATGCTTGGAATGGCACATGATGATGTAAGGGTTCTCGAAGCAGGAATAGAGTACCTTAAAACTAACTAATGGCAGACACACTATTCACTCACGGTCCAGCGACGGTCACAACGCTGTTGACGACCACGCTGGAAAATCGTCGGAAAGATCTTCAAGACGCTATCTTCAATGATCTGGCGACGATTAAGTTTCTGAAAGAACGCGGACAGGTCATCCTTGACGGCGGTGCATCTATTGTCACCCCGTTGATGTATGGCAAGAACACCACTGCGAAGTTTTACAACGGGTACGACCAGCTTGACGTGACCCCGCAGGAAGGCTTCACCACGGCTCAGTACAAATGGAAGGAGTCGGCGGTAAGCGTGTCAGTAAGCAACCGCGAAGAGAACATCCAGAACCAGGGCGATAGCGCTGTTCTGAATATCGTCAATCAGAAGATTGACCAAGCGGAAATGTCCCTTAAGGACCTGATCAACACCTCGTTGTACGCTGCGGCTCCGGCCTCCACCGACATTGGATCTTTGGCCACCACGGTCGACGCCACCAGCTCCATCGGTGACATCAACTCCACCACCTATTCTTGGTGGCAGTCGGATGTGAATTCCAGCGGCTCGTTTGCTGGTCAAGGTCGTTCGGATATGTTGGCACTCTACAATGCGCTGTTGGTTGCTGGTGCGGCTCCTGACTTCTTGGTCACCACGCCTACCGTCCATGCGTATTATGAAGGGTCTTTGGTTCCTCAGCTCCGGTATGCATCTAACGCCTCCGGCGATGCGTCCTTCGGTAAGCTCCTGTTCAAGAACCTCCCGGTTCTCATGGACACGGCGGCCACCTCGGGCGTCATGTACTTCCTGAACTCCAAGCACCTTCAGTTCTATGTGCACAGCCAGAACAACCTCAGCATGACGGAGTGGGTGAAACCTGCGAACCAGACTGCGAAAGTTGCTCAGATCATCATGGCCTGCGAATTGGCGACGAACAACCGCCGTCGGCTAGGCAAACTTACCGGCATCACAGCCTAAGGGGGTGCGTATATGGCTTCTTTAAGAACCGACGCAACCACTAATGACGGTGGCCAAGGCATTATCAAGGTAATCAAAGTTGCAACGTGCGTTACCGGCGATACTGTGTCTGTCCCAGCGAACAAGGGTGTTCTCGTGATTAACGAGAGCTCTGCGGACGCTGCTTCAGTTGCGTATTCAGCCAGCACAGGACTTGCGACTGTCACGGTTGCCAATACTCCCAACATTGCGTTGTGGGTACTGCTCTAAGAGAAATCAACGGAAGGATCGGGGAGAGTCCTTCGTCAGTGAATCAACGCTAATGACAAGTAAATCATGTCACAAACTTGACATTAGGTCAGTCAACTAACTACGGAGGAATTACAATGTTATTTCAACAGATCAGCAGAGACGACGCGGATAAAGTGTACGTCATCTGCAAGAACATCTCAGGAGCAGCGCTGTCGGCTGGCGCGGCTGCCTATTTTGACCTTGCGGATGCAGTGGACGGTCATGCAGTGAGTGGAGCTGGCACCACGAAGAAGTTTATGTTTGCCGGTATTGTGAAGGACGCGATTGCCGATGACGGAATCGGTCTCGTCCAGGCGTACGGCAAGGCTTCGGCCTACATCTTGGTGACTGGAGCTATGGCTGCCGGAGATCAGCTCAATGCGGTGGCGTCAGCTACCTACTTGGCCAACTTCGTGCCAGTCAGCGCCACCTCGCTCGTGCCTACGGTTGCGAATCCTTGGAACTTTGTGACGGCTATGTCTGCCGTTGCTTCAGGGATCAGCACCGCGACGCTTGAGCCGGTGTTTGTTCGCGCTCTGTAAGTAAGTTTAAAGGTTTGGGGTGATAAGCAGCCACTGTGCGTAACGGTGCTGCCTTCCTGCTTCGGCAAAAACCCCACTTTTTCTTCCCTGGGGAGGGATAATGCGACTACTTTTTGTGGACTTAACTCCTGGGCACAACCCAAAAGAGCTGTACGAGAAGCCAACTGGCGGAACTCTCACCTCTTTGACGAAAGTGCCCGAGTATTTGGCGGCTCGCGGCCATGAGGTGTACGTTTCTAGCACCTATAAAGCCAACGAAACGGTGAAAGGTGTCCACTACATCACGGCTGACACCTCAATTCCGCAGTGGGACGTGACGGTATTCAACCGCAACGTGCTTCCCAACGACTTTGTGACTCATTGCAAGCAGCAAGGCTCGAAGAGTGTGTGGTGGCTGCACGATATTGTGGACACCCGCTACCTGCCGGACCAGACCTACACGAAAGTGGACAAGATTGTGGCTCTGTCCGGCTATTGCCAAGAGACTTTCAGTGACTTTTACCAGATCGACCCAGCAAAGTTTGACGTTATCCCCAACGGCATCGACCCTGAAGTGTTTTTCCCAGGTCCTTACGAAAAACGTAACAAACACGTCTTCATTACTGCATCTGCTCCGATAAAAGGCCACATCCCGCTGGACTTGACCTACTCTAGCCTCAAGAACTACGACCTAGACCTGGACTTTCGGATTTACAGCTCAGCCAAGCTGCACGGGAAGGAGAACACGCCCGAAGAACTGAAGGGTATCGCCCGACTGGCCTCAGCAGGGGCTCATGTTTATGCTCCCACGAGCCAGAAGTCAATGGCAGCCATTATGCGCAAGGCATGGTGTTTGCTGATGCCTAATTCGTACCCAGAGATCTGTAGCAATCTTCTCCTCCAAGCCAGAGCCTGTGGATTGCCAGTGGTTTCCAGCAACATCGGTGCGAATCCTGAGTTTTTGACCCATCGTGAGACGGGGATGCTGACAACGAAGTTTCACCCCCACGACATCCACTCTTGGGTGGTTGAGTTCGCCCGGCAGGCTTGCATCTTGCAGAACGAGCCTGATGTGCACAAGAGGATTTCAGAGAACGCACCGAGCGGAGTTCCAACTTGGGATGAGATAGGGGGGAAGTGGAATGAGCTTATACAGTCACTATAAAGCGAACTTCAAGACGTGGCGGCGCTTCCGTCCCTACGCAAAGCTAAACCACTTAGGCTTCTTTCCTTCTGAGACTTATTTGAAGTACCCCCGAAGCTACACGTTTCCAGGGCAGATTGTCCTAAACCTCGGATGTGGAAGCAGTGTATATCCGTCTCCGAACGTAGTGAACTTGGACTGTGTGGCAGGGCCTGGGATCAATGCGGTGTGGGACCTGTCCAAGACCCCGTTGCCCATTCCAGACCAGACTTTTGACTTCATTTTAGCCAACCACGTTCTGGAGCACATACCGAACTGGTTTGAGTGCTTTAAGGAACTGGCCAGGGTGCTGAAGCCTGGGGGTAAGTTGGAAGTGTGGATTCCTCCCATCTCGTCCGACTCCGCCTTCTCCTTTCGGGATCATCTAAACCGAATTGGTATGAGATCGTTTGATGGCTGTGGCAAAGAGGCTACGGCGGGGTGCAATGCACTGGCTAAAGAAGAATTTAAAGCGTTCACGTCTCTCCAGCACTTAGAGATGATCCAGACGGGATCTAGACCTTGTGTTCGGTGGTGGACGATGTTGGCGTGGCCCTCTTTGACTCGGTTCTTCCTGACCCATCTACGAAATGTGTCTAGTGAAGAGCTTTATGTGTTTCGGAGGCTACCATGATGTATTGCAAGTGTATGGACTGTTGGAGACTGTACTCAGATAGGCAGCTGAATGAAAAGAAGATGGCTTCGTGTAAGTGTGGATCACGAAGAGTGAGACATTCCAGAAACCTTCTGTTGCGGAGATTTCTTACCGACCCGATCTACACCATTACGAGGATCTTTAAGAATGAAAAAGCAAGTTAGTATCGCTATCCCTGTAGCTGACACTGTAGCTGCTGTAACCCTACAGTCAATGCTAAGTGTGGTGGCTTATGCTGCTTCTAACGGGATTCAGGTCGTAGACATTGGGGTAACTCATCGTCACTTAATCGACGACGCCCGTAACGGCCTGGCTGAGTCCTTCCTGTCGTCTGACACGGAATGGATCTTGTGGATGGACTCCGACATGACCTTCCCCAAAGAGACCCTTGTTGAGCTATTCCGCGTAGCCGAAGAGAAGAACACCAAGATGGTGACGGGGATCTACTACCAGCGCAAGAACCAGAACCTGCCCGTCCTATGGAGCCGTGGGGACCAGACCGAACACGTCGGTCTCTCAGGCATGGAGAACAAACGCGCTGACGTGAACAAGTATGTGGGGGCTTTCTGCTTCCCTCACCCGGACAAGACGGAGCCCTTTAAGGTCCATGCGGCTGGCTTTGGCTGTGTTCTTGTCCACCGATCAGTTTTTGAAGTGCTGGACCGCCCCTGGTTTAAGTTCCTGCCGGGTGTGTGCTCAGAGGACTTTTATTTCTTTGTGAACGCGAAGGAAGCAGGGTTTGACCTGTGGGCCACCCCGAAGCTCGACTTAGGCCACATAGGCGATGCTCCCATCATTACGAAGAAAGACTTTTTGAAGAAGCTGGAAACAAACGAATACAACATCGACGCTTTGAAGAAGTAACCACTTTTATTGAGGCCCAGCAGTACCCAAGGGCTTTGTTTCACCCAATAAAGGAGACACAAAATGGAGCTAATCCCAGAAGTGATGATTAAAGAGCAGCATGACTCAGGAATTGACCTTGTGTTTGTTGTGAAGAACCTGCCGAAGCACCTGGTCTACCACAAAGTACCTGTAATGGTTCAGCGCATTGACCGTGACGGCTATACAGACGGAACACTGGTCCCAGATCCAGAAGGCTTAATGACAGACGGCTTGATGGACGGATTGGACCACAGCCAGACTGATGACGGGTCAATTGTCTTCTCTCAGCGCGAGCCTGCGAAACGTGCACTGGCGGCTATTGACGCCTACATCCAAGGAACCCTGCCACGTGACGTGGTTGTTCCTCGGCGAGTTAGCTATCCGATGGACCCTTCCGATTCCCGGTCCATGCCGAAACCCAAGTCTTTGATTCCAGTGATTGAACTCCCCAATCTTAAGGCTGAGGCTCCTCAGGTCTCCCCAGTGGCGCAAGCTGCTCCTGAGTCCTCAGCCCCACTTAAGCAGAAAAGACAGCTCACGGAACAACAGAAGAATGCCGCTAGAGAGCGGTTAGCCCGTGCCCGTGAGATTAGGAAGCAGCAGCTCATCAACGAGCAGAACGCTCCTAAAGCCTAACTACTAAACCCTTTGGAAGGGCACGCTGGGAGACCAGCCTCTGCCCTTCCTACGGGTTAACTGAGGTTACCTATGGACTTTACAAGCCTTAAACTACGAGTTGCTGAAGAGACCGGACTGGACACTACAGCTGATGCAACCAAGCTCGGTGTCTGGATCAACGAGTCCTACAGATTTCTTGCTGGAATGAGAGAATGGCCGTGGCTCCTCAAGTCCACTGCCACTCAAACTACGTCCGACATCACCACCCTGACAGCTTCAGTGAGTGCTGGTGGAACGGCTGTGACGCTTTCGGCTACTCACACCCCCGCCCTAGCCAACGACTACTACATCCAATTTGCAACGACTGATGACTGGTACCTGATCACAGCTCACACAGCGGCTTCCGACGCCCTCACGATTAGCCCTGCGTACCAAGGTTCGACCAACCTTGTTGCAGGTACTTGCACGATTAGGCGGGTGTATTACTCCCTAGCCTCAGATGTGGACCGTATCATTGACATGAGAGAGGCTGTGAACGACAAGCAGCTCGTTTACGTTGATCCCCGCACCTTTGACCGTCAGCTTCCTGATCCGACAGCCACAGGCACTCCTTACGCCTACACCCTTCTGGGGCTAGACGCCAGCAAGTACTGGAGAGCCAGCTTCTATCCGATCCCTGACACCAAGACCAACATCCACTACCGCTACTACCAGAAGATCACGGATCTGTCAGGCAGCACCGACGTTCCCATGATCCCTGAGAAGTTCCACCAGGCCATTGTCTTCACGGCTCTGGCTATGTTCGGTCATCCCTACATCGACGACAGCCGGATGCAGAGTGCTGAGCGGCGAGCCAAGATGCTTGTGGGTGAGATGGTGGGACAGGTGAGCCCAATCCCCGACCAGCACCCCATTATCGGGACGTGGGACTCACGTCGCGGGTCTCGTCCTCACGGAGCACAGTGGCCTTCCAACTTTGACCCTTTCCGACGCTAGGAGACCCTTATGTACCAAGGCTCTTTATTTGAAATAGCCAACTTTGCTGGGGGCTACGCAGGGACTCTTCCTGCCACACAGCTCCAGCTTAACCAGGCTAAAGACTTAGACAACATTGTCATTAAACCGAACGGAGCCGGATTCCGGTCCCGTCTCGGGGATACAGCTTTTGGCAAAGCGGTGTTAGCCGTTCAAGACCTGACCTATACTGCGGTAGCTGCTGACTCAGCCGGAGAAAGTGTCACGATTGCCTATACGGCTGGAGCTACAGCTGGGTCTGAGGTCGTTACTGTGACAGGCAGTGCTGTCAGCATCCAGATCGAGAGTGGGGTGTCTACAGCTACCCAAGTCAAAACTAAATACGATCTTTCAGCAGCGGCTGTTGCTTTAGCGACCTGTGCTATTTCTGGCACAGCTGGAGATGCTCAAACTGCTCCGGTCACCGCTACCCCTCTTGCTATTCCCGCAATAAACAGTGGTGCCAATATCCAAGGCATTGGCTACTACCTCCAAGAAGACGGGGACAAGTGGCTGGTGTCGGTGTGTGGGAACAAGATCTACAAGTCCGACTCTCTCGATGGCACAATGGATGACATCACCGGTGGTCTCACCGTCACAGCAGGTGCTAACAACCAGTGGGACATCTTCACGTTTAACGACGTCGCCCTCGGCTTCGGTGGCCCTCGCACCGCTCCAAATGCAGCCTGGAAGTGGACAGGGACTGGTGACGCTGCTGTTTTGACAGGCAACCCTGGAGCTAATCTGGCTGGGGCCTTCGCGGCCAACAACCGTGTATTTGGATGGAGTGGCTCCACGATGTATTGGACCATCATCGGTGACTATCAGGACTGGTCAGGAGCTGGGGCAGGCAGTTCCACCGTAGGCTCTCTGAGTGACAACGAAACCATCACCAGCGCTGTTGTACTCTCCACCAACTACGTTTTAATCTTTAAAGAGAATAGCACTCACCAGATGGTGATCTCCTCCGCCCCGTTCCCCGTCTACTCGTTGTTTGACAACGTAGGAGCAGCAGGCAAGGGAGCCACTGTCAACATTGACGGTGTAGTGTACTTTGTCACGTCTAAGGGCGAGATGAAGAGCACAGACGGTGAGCAGCTCACCAACTACCCACCTGTGGCTGATGACCTCTGGAACTCTATTGTCACCGCCCGCTATGCCTACATCACAGGCTATCGCCATCAAGGCAATGACTTTGACTGGCTGGTTTGGTGTGTCACAACGACAGGCTCTACGAACAACTACGCCATTGTCTGGGACATCCTGAACGGCTGCTGGCTTAAGTGTTCTACAGGCCATGCGTACAACGTTGCTACGAACGCTCCTGACGGTACTGTGTATGCAGGGGGCTATGACGGCTTCATCTACAAGCCTGAGACCGCTGCCACCTATGCTGATGCTTCAGCGGCGTCTCCCGGCACCATCACCTCCTATTGGCAGAGTGGCTGGCTCAACCCAGAGAACCTCGCCAAGATCGCCCAGGTCCGTAAGTTCATTGCTGTTCTCACCCCCAAAGCCTCTGGGTCTGTCACCTTGTCTTACGGCTTTGACGGGATTCCCAACAGTGCATCCACCACCCTCTCTCAAGTGGCGGCTTCAACGGAGCAATACCTTCAGAAGGGTGCCATGACGACAGGTCGTGGGAATACGTTTGAGTACAAGCTGTCCTTAGCAAGCGCTGCCATTGACATGGAAGTGCAGCGTCTCATTCTTGCTGGCAAGGTTGCAGGCCAGAAAGGTCAGGACCAAGACTAATGGCTGTCGCGATTCCGTTCCCTCTCCCAAGCACCGGGTTTGCTCTCAATTCAAAAATGAGAGTGAACCTGGACTTTATTGTGTCCAAGTTCAACGAGTTTAACACTGGCTCGGCCACTTGGGACATGGTTGCTGTCGGCACAGCTAATGATCTCACAGGGACGTTGACGTTCTACAACGCCTCTAACGCCAACTACATCCAGATGAAGGCTGGAACCACAGCAACGTCTTATGTAATGACTCTGCCTACGTCTGATACTGCGGGATTGCTTAAATCTAATGGGTCAGGCACTCTTTCATTCACCTCGCTTCCTTCTCTCGTAAACGGTACGACAAATAGAGTGTCTGTCACAGATAATGGTAACGGTACTATCACTCTTTCCGCACCACAGAACTTAGACACGGAAGCAAACGTGACATTTGCCAAAGTAACTGCGGGAAATGTTGACGCTACTAATGGTGGAGTGTTTGGGGCTATCAGAACAGAAAATGGCAGCACACTGTCACTAGCTGTTGCATCGAATACAGACTCTGACACTGGATTTTATTTTGATGGTGACGGGGGAATTCTTTTTTATGGAAACGACAGTGCCGGTCCGCGTATTAAATACAACGCAACGTCTGCCATGTACACACAACTTCTTATCCCACGAACTGTCCCAACGTACCCCGCTATTGCGTTAACAGACGACGACAATACGGGTGTTGGGGCGCAAACAGCCAACACTATTTCTCTCATTGCAGGCAACACTCCTAGAGTAACGGCCACTACGTCTGGAGTTGCCTTAACAGGTACTACTACGGTAGACGGGTCTTTGAGTGCCAACGAAGTTTCCGCACCCTCCATCATTTTGACTGGTGGAGCGAATACCACTATAGCTTCTGCTGCCTCCTCCGCTTGGGTTCTTACGTTACCCACAACGGCAGGAACAAATCACGACGTACTTACTACGGATGGTTCGGGGAACACAAGTTGGGTTTCAGTCAGTTCTGCTGGTGGAGCAACTTCAGCTTTAGACAACTTAGCCTCTGTTGCCATTAACACCAGCTTAGTCTCCGACACCGACTCCACAGACAACCTGGGGAGTTCTTCAGTGCTGTGGAACAACGTATATGCCCGTGCTGCCATTATTGGGAACGTAGGCAAGTCTGGGTCGGTGTACATATTTCCTCCAACCGCAAGCAAGGGCAAATGGTCCTTGATTCCGGTAGACAACTCAGGGGATTACACCCTCACCCTTCAAAATGCTGCTTTAGGGGCAGACCGCACCTACACCATCCCTGAAGCTGGAGCTGCTGCTGACTTTGTCATGACAGCAGGCACCCAAACCATTGCAGGTGTCAAGAGCTTCACTTCGGCTATTAAAGGGGTATCGAAATCCACAAACGCTGACAACACGCTTCAACTAGCTGGAGATGCCGGTACGGGCTATTCCCTTTACGGCACTTCGTCTACTAACTCACAGTTTTTTGCTTCGTGTCGTGGGGTTCAGATTTTCGGAACTAACAGTGTAAGCTTCAGTGTATATGTACCTTTAGTTGCTAAGGGAACCACAACAAATGACTCTGCGGCGACAGGATACATTGGGGAGTACAAGGAAGCGTCTGTAACCACAGCCAGCCTTGTCTCCGCGACCGGAACCGATCAAGCTGTATCCGTCACTAGCTTACTCTTATCTAGTGGAGACTGGGATGTTGCTGGGCTGGTTGTAAACGCGCCCAACGGATCTACCCAAAGCGAGTTCGGTGGGTGGATTTCCCTGTCTGACGGCAACTCATTTTCCAACATACTACTTCCTGGGGGCCACGTCAGCCGCCTCGTTACCTCAGCGGCCGTCTCTGTTATGGCTTCCATACCTTCGTTTCGGGTGAGTCTCGATGATTCGACAACTATCTACCTGAAGGCGTATTCGGCCTACTCAGCAGGTACACCTAAGTTTGCTGGCTATATCACTGCAAGGAGAGCCCGATAATGGAACTCCACCGCGTTAAAGACCTTCATTCCCTCTCCTCCTCTCCTAAAGCCCTAGAGGAGGCTGTGTGGTCGTTTGTCCAGGACTCCCACTCACTGGAGTCGGGAGCAGACGGCGTGGGCCTCTTCAATCAAACGATTGAGAGCATAGCTAATTATACCATCTTCAACCACGACGACTCCAGGCAGCTGTGGGTGGCAGAGGACGGAGAGAAGGTATTGGCCTACGTCATGGCTCACATATCTAAGGACGTGGACAACAAGCTCTGCTTCTGGCTCACCCAGGCTTGGGTGCATCCGTCCATCCGCCGCACCCCTCAAGTGAAGGAATGGTTTCAGATGCTTCGTGCAGAGGCTAAGCGTTGTCTCTGTGCACACATTATTGCCCCCTCATCCCGTGGAGTGGAGGCTTATTGCCGCTTCTTAGGCAAAGGCTGGCACCCCTACGTCACCCTTTTGAAAGAGGATATTTAAATGGCAAAGCTCACGCCCATCCAAGAAGCTTGGCAATACAAGATTGACCAAGCCAACCGATACGGACTAGATGACCAGCGCAAGCTCTACATCCAGCTCCGTGATGCAGGCATTGACCCCAAATGGGCAGCGGCTCAAGGGGGCTTCGACTTCGAGAACGGGCTGTCCTACAACCCCATCGAAGGGAGCCTGGCGTATGGGACAGACTATCTCTACAACATGGGCCGTAACCAGACGTTGTATGGAGGCACCAACTACCAAGGCTATTTTGACCCTGGAGTGCTGGGGCTGGTGTCGGACGAAGATCTCAAGGCCGCCACAACAGGCAACCAAGCCTGGCTAGACAAGGCCGAGCACGACTACAACGCCTATCTGGAAGGTGAGTACGCTAACGAACAGGCTAAGTTGGGAGAGGGTAACGCCACCGTCGACGTAGACGCTTTCCTCAGGATGAAAGGCGCTGACAAGAGGGCCAACGAGACCAGCCAAGAATACAATCAACGGATTCTGCAAGACGCCTACATGGCTGCTTACAACCGCATGAACCCCGACAACCCGATGACTCAGTTTATGAGTGGGCAGAGAGGCAGCAACGGCTTCCTGGTTGATGCTGTGAACCAGGACTGGCTAGCGGCCTACAAAGGACTTCAGGCTCCTAAAGAGTACGCCTCTAACGCTGACGTGGAAGCCATTAAGGCTCGCACTGACATTCCCGATGCTGTGAAAGAATCCCTCCTCAAGAACATTGATACGAAGATGGGAACGGACTATTCGTCCTCTTTGTCCGCAGCATATGACAACACAAAGCCCCCGACTCCTTCGTCTGACACCTCCCGTTCTGATTTAGGCGGGATGAGCACCAACGAGTACAGCACACAGCGAGACGCTTGGCTGGAAGCCGGGAACAAAGGGGACTTTAAGGAGACCTTGCCTAAGCCTCCCTCCCCCACATCCCCTGCACAGGTGCCTGGAAACCCTGCCCCTCAAACCCCTGCCTATCAACAGCCAGAAGCCCAAGACTTAGACTGGACAGGGTTGTACGACAGTCTGTCTACCGCCCTCCAGAATTTCAACTCAAAGCCTGCTCAAGCCACACAGCCTAAAGAGCAGATTACGAATTATTACGACTACGGCCCCTCAGCCTCATCGAAGTCAACAACTTATAAGAGTACAACACCCTACTCGTCAGGTTCGTCTTGGTCTGGGACAACCTATTCAGGTAAGGGAGCATAAGGAGAATATATGAGCAAGCTCACTGCTGGAATCAAGAAACTAAAGTCTAAGCCTCTCACAGGACTGACGAACATTGCGACGTTTGGCCAAAGGGACAAGCTCCAGAAAGCCTACGAGAAGTCAGGGCTGAGGTCTATTTATGAGGACAACAAGAGCACGATCCTGAATACAGCGGCGATGGGCGGGTTAATGTTGGCTACAGGAGGTGTAGGAGGTCTGGTAGGCCCTGGTACCGCACTGGGTCTCACGGCGGCTTCGGGAGTTGCGGGAGCTTCTCGGGACAAGGAACGCAAAGACGACGAGAAAGCTGCCATCCTCCGTGCTGCCCAAGAACAGGCTAAAGCAGACGCTAGCCAGCGAGTGGACGACCAGCTTAGCGACATTGTCGGAGATCCCAACTCTCCTGCCACTGGCCCAGTGTCGGGTCCGGGAGAGCCTATCCCCTCCATCAACCAGCCCATTGACCCGGTTACTGGCCAGCCTCTTCCCGTCCAGCCTCCTCCAACAGGGGAACTGATTGGGGGCGTCATCGGTGACACTCCTAATTATGGTGGAGCTGTCAACACAGGAGGCCAAGCGTCTAAAGATCAACAGGCATTAATTGATGAAGCTGAACTCGCCTACAAGCTCCAGCAAGAACAGGCTGGGATGAGCAAAGCTGAACGTGAAAAGATGCTCCAAGAATATGCAGACCTCGTCTCTCAGCAGCAGAACCGTATGCTTGATGAGAACGCTCCTGCCTTGTACGAAGACTTGAACACTCGTGGCCTTCTCCGTTCCTCAGAGCTGGGGAACGCTATGGGCAGAGAACGAGCCAAAGCTGCTGCCGTCCTCCAAGAGCAAGTGGGGATGCAGGGCTTGACAGACAGAGACGCCTACATCCGGTCTCTTGAAGACGCCAACACCAACTACATCCAGGGACGATCAGGTGGGATTCAACGCCGGTTCAGCCTGGAGGACTTTGCGCGTCAAGCTTCTGTGGCTAAGGATACGGGACTGGCTCTCCAGCCCATCTCCACAGGCACTCCATCTTCTAAAGCAGGAGATGCTGCAATGGTGAGTGCGGGGGCAAACGTCGCTTCAGCCATGAAGGGGAAATAATATGGCCCAGTTAAACAGACCAGACTATTCGTTCCAGGGACAAGTCCCTACAGCCGCCATCATCCAGGCCTATCAACAGAAGGCCATGGCTGAGCAGCAGGCTGAGAAAGAGAAGGCAGTGGCTAAGGAACAGAAATGGGTGGACATTGCCAAGATGGTTCAGAGTGGCGCAGACCTTGTCACCAAGCTGACGGAGCAATCCAAGCAGAAGGCTATGCAGGATGCGCAGGTGTCCATGCAGAGCTTGCTTGGCCGTAGTGCCGAGCCTCGTCAAATGGGTGAGACAGCCACGACTTATGGAGAGACTCCTGAATACAAAGCAGAACTCACCTCCCTCCTGTCTCAAGCTGACCCGACAGCCTTCAATGCTGCTGCATCTAAGCAAGCAGCTGCTGAGTTGTTTCCTGGGTCAGACCGAGGCAAGGTGACAGGCCGTGACATCTCGCAGTTCCATCTAGTGTCCCCTAACGGCGGCGAACGTATCCCCGTTAGATATGACGAAGTGACAGGCGAGATGACCCACGTCATTACCCAGCAACCAATTGACAAAGCCAAGTACGCCAATTACCAGATGGTGCGTAACGGCCCTCAGGTGAGAAAGAACGCCACAGGTGACTACATCGTTATTGACCCCACAGCTAACGTGGCTACAGGAGTTATTGGATCAGGGGCAGAAGAGATCCCCAAAGAGAAATACGGGACAGTGGGGGAAATCAACCACCCGCTGGTGAAAGCTGAAGACCGCCGTGAGATTGTCAAAACCATTGCTTCCATCAATTCTGATCCGATTATGAGAGCTGCGGTGAAGACAGTGCCTATGTTGAACAACGTGGAGCGCTACTTAGAAACAGACAACAAAGTGGCCATTGACCGTCTCGGAGGCTTAACACAGAAGCTGATTGCCATGGACTCAGGGAACTTGGCTGCGTGGGAACAAAGAGATCCCGGATCACGAGAAGTGATTGAGAAGATCAAGCAGTTCGCCAAGATGCACGCGAAAGGTACCCTAACCAAGAAGAACAAAGCAGAGATGGTGGATGTGTTGAAGACTGCCCGCACAAACCTTGCCCTGAACGTCCAAGCCTCGGCTGGGATGAAGATGGAGCAGATGCTGGAGCTGTACCCTGTGTTGAACAAAGAGGCCATGTACAAGAAAGCTGGAATGTTGGGGATGATGAAATACATCTCAGGTGACGAGTCCTTTGGGGACGCTCCTAGTGCAGGAGGGAAGCCGTCTCTGGACTCCATCTTTGGAGGTGGCCTCTAATGGGATTCCAAGAGAAGATTGCCAAGGCCAGAGAAGCTGGGTATTCCGACGAGGAGATCCAGTCCTACATTGGCCAGAAGACAGAGGCTGCGAAAGCCGCTGGCTATTCAGACGAAGAGATTCAATCGTTCTTAGGTGGGGGTCAACAGGAAGCTCCTCAGCCCGAAGTTCAGAACGTCCCAGGTGCTAAGCCTGCCCATGCCTACAATATGCTGGCTAGACTAGGGGAGGGCACACAGAACCTCGCAGATCGAGCTGGAGAGGCTGTAGCGGAGACTTTAGCTGGTCCTGGGGTGACGATGAGGGCCGTGCCTGGATTCCCCGGTATGCCTCTCCCAGCCCTTGGACAGGCAGGACAGCCTCGCCTTAAGCTCCCCCCTCAGGCCGCAGCAGTGGCAGGACTGGGAGTGCAAATGGCTCCTGACATTGCCATGGCTGCTCTCGGTGGCCCTGGGGCTGTTAAGCAAGGAGCTCGGGCCGTAGAAGCCGCACCAGGGAGGATCCTCGACACAGCTATGGACACCCCTGGCTTTAAGCATCTCCTCTCAGGGAGAGCGAAACGGCTTGCCGGTAAAGAGATAGGGAAGGCCAGCGAAGCGGCAGGGCTGAAAACCGTTATGCCGTCCACAAAGCAGATAGCTCGTGACTTGAACCTCCCCAAAGGCCAGCAGCAGTTCTCAGACGTTGTCAACCACATGAACAGAGCCTTGGAGCAAGGAGCAGACGTTCCCGCCCAAACCCTGCAAGACTTTGTGGCTAAAGGGGATGAGCTGTTCAAGCTGGGTCAGGTGCATCCTAAAACCACGTCAGGTGCGGCCATTTCCAAAGCCATGAAGCTGGCTAGAGAGAAGCTGAACCAGGTGGTGCCAGGACGTGCAGCAGGAGCTGCCAAGATGAGCAAGGCAGCCACGAGGGCGGATAGGGTGGAGTTTCTTAAGAAGGTAGCAGCAGTAATCGCTAAGAAAGGGCTAGGGGGAGCAGCAGTTGCAGGCGGCGGCACCATGGCCTACAAAATGCTGAGGTAACCCATATGCCTAAGAAATCAATACAAGACTTGATGTACAACGAGATTAAGGAGATTCACAGCAAGCTAGACCGAGTGCTTGAGAAGGAACTTCCCGATCTAAAGGCTGATGTTAAGGTGCTACAGGTTAAGTCAGGGATTTGGGGGGGTTTGTCAGGACTGCTAGGAGGGGCGCTTGTTGCGCTTGGGGTAGGAAAATGACCTGGGTGGACAATCTGTTTAAGGCTGATGATGAGACGATAACAGATGTTTGCCCTGTGTGTAGCGGTAGATTAGGGTCGCAGTATGTTCGACTAGAACGAATCTACTACTGCTCCGATTGTATAAGAGTTGTTATGTATCACCCATACGAGAGGGTACCTAAGATGCTGCCAGTGAAGAAGGGGTCAAGACTCAACGAGAACTACACCCCCTTCCAAGAGGACAGGGGTAGAGGCTACAAACCCCCGCCAGATGAGCCTACATGGCCTTTTCCTAGGACATAGGGGTAACATACCCGAGCCTCTTTTTTAGGGGCCTCATTTCTCGCATAAGAGCTTCAAAACACACATAACAGGTTGATAGTCAACTGTTTTCAGCTATTTCTTTCTCCTAGCTGAAACTGCTTGATTATCAGCCTTTTGTGTTTTATAACGGCGTTTGAGCAGAAGTTGCCAACGTTTAACCCGTTGCCAGGTGCCAAGGCGACCGTTAGCCGCCAACACACTGAGATGTTGGAACTCTCGCTGGATGGCTTCCTCAGACTGCCGGGACATCTTTCTTCTCCTCCGTGTTAACCTCTGGTGGCCGGTTAACCTGCAAGGCGTCCAGGAACTGCTTATTGTGCAACACCCATTGCAGCACCATTCCCAAGGCCTGGTCCATCTTCGTCACCTGATTCTGCAACACTGTCAACTGAGCTTCCACCAGCTTTACTCGTTCTTCCATGATTATCTCCTTTCACATATAACCTACATATGTCCTATGTGTTGGTACATATAGACACTTGCTTTTGTGCAGTAGCTACAACCACCACTTATATAGAGTTTACTG